CAGGGCTCGTTCATGTCGTCCATGCAGGACTCGAGGAACTCCTGGGCCAGCAGGTTCTCCTCGGACTGGTCGGCGGGCAGGATCTTCCACTCCACCTCGCGGACCAGCTTGTCGATGCTGAACAGCAGGGCCCCGACCATCGAGTCGTTGGCCGACATCTCCCGGTAGACCCGGACCGCCTTGCGGCCCCTCAGCGCCGGCAGGAACTCCTCATCGACGTAGCCCGAGACCCGCTTGACCCCGGTGACGCCCAACTCGATCATCGGCGGGACGTTCTGCGGGATCGCGTCCCCTACGTCGTCCTCGTCGTAGATCGAGATGTCCCGACCGTCCGGGAGTCTGATGTCTGCCATGTCTCCAGTCTCCCGGTCTTGTCACGGCGGGGGATCTGGCGGGCGGCCGGGTTTGCGCCCATGATGACTTCCATGGCAGCTACGACACGACCATTCATCCCCTACACCGCCGACTCGTTCCTGGTCTCCAAGGCCCAGGGCGCTCCCCTGGACGAGGCCCGGACCAAGACCTTCCAGTCCTTCATGGCCAGCTTCGCGGACCAGAAGAAGTGGAAGTTCCCTTCCATCCAGGGGGTGGGAGGGAACCTCTGGGGCACCGCGTACGCGATGGGCCAGGCCAGCGACCCGATCTGGAAGCTGGTCGGTCCGGTCAACTCCAAGGTGGCCGACCAGCTGAAGAACAAGGGCTTCCATGCCCCGGCCACCTTCGGCAAGCAGATCACCGGCACGTCCGACTCCCCGTTCTGCGTGATCGACCGGGCCTTCGGGATCACCGTGTTCGGGACCAAGGCCTCCTACAAGTCCGGCAACACGATCACCGTGGGCACCGGAGCCTGCTTCTGGCACTCCTCCAACGGCCTGGACGGGCGCAACCCGAAGTCCAACAACAAGCAGAACTGGTCCTCGCGCGGGCGGATCAGCGAGGCCCTGGTGATCCGGCGGGACCTGATCGACTACGGGATCGCCAACAACACCGACCTGGGCCACGTCCTGCACCTGTTCATGACCGAGACCAAGACCGCCGATGGCTTCTGCCACCCGCTGAGCGGATGCGAGTCGGGCAAGAACGGGTTCGGGGCCGAGGGCGAGCGGCTGGTCATCCGGCCCACCGTGAACCTGGACAGCCGTGGGATGTCCAAGGCCGGGCTGGTGATCGCCAAGACCCTGCAGAACTACGGCTGCATCATCGGCGACAACGCTGGCGGCCAGTCCACGCTCAAGGCCGAGGTGGAGTCCGCGGCGAACAAGGTCTGGAACGGGCTGATCAAGCAGGACGAGCTGAAGGGGATCACCTGGGCGGACTTCGCCTGCGTGAAGAAGGGCTGGCAGTAGCTCAGACCATCAGGTCCAGCTCGCTGGCGGTCTGCTGGGACTTGTTCTCCACCGATCCGACCACCCAGTTGCCGGGCTTGCGCTTGGCGTCCCGGTTGTACTTCATCTCCTCCTCGATCCAGGTCGGGTCGTTGTTCCCTGCCATCACCAACGGGATGGCGGGGATCGCCCGCTTGGAGACCAGCCGGTAGCACAGCGCCATCGAGCAGATCTCGTCGGGGAGGTGGAACTCCTTGCCCCGGGCGTAGAGCATGTCCACGCTCGCGTACAGGTGGTTCTTGTAGAAGACCGGGACACGAGGAGCCAGCCAGCGGTCGTTCTCGATCGCGGAGACGTACTCGCTCAGCATGTTGTCGCGCTGGGCACCGGTCATCAGGAACCCCCGCGCGCGACGGTCCACGTAGTCCGCGACCACCGCACCCAGGCCGGTGGCGTCGTGGATGCCCTCGGCGTTGTAGGCCTTCATCAGCTTGTTGAACTCCCCGATCATCACCGGGTAGGGCAGCCGGCGCATCCTGCTCCAGTGCACGACCCGGCACGGGAACCGGGTCACATCGGCCACCGTGATCACCGTCCAGTCCTGGGACTGGGCCCAGTCCGCGCCGATCACGTACTCCGCGTCGGGCTTGGGGTCCTCGAACCGGTAGGTCTGGCGCTCCTTGGACACGCTCTCCACCAGGGTGGTCTCGGGCAGGGAGAACATCCGCTCCACCGCGGCGGAGTCGATGGCACGCGATCCGATCGAGGGCTCACCCAGGTCGTACTCCACCCGCCACATCTCGGCGGGGATCTCCCGGCGCTTCTGGGCGATGGTCTCGGGGTCCAGCCAGCCGTCGATCTGGTTGGAGGTGTCCTTGTAGCACCAGGTGTAGATCGGCAGGTCCTCCTCCTGGAACCGCTGGTACTCGTGGGCGAAGGTCTTGTCGGGGTACTGCCAGGTCGAGCTCATGGCCGTCTGCGGGCGCACGATGTCGCCCTTCCAGTTCTTCTGCGGCATCGGCTGGCCCTTGGCCGCGTCGAAGATGGCCTGGTCCATCTCATCGATCTCGTCCAGCAGCAGGGTCGGCGGGTGGGGTCCACGCACGGTCTTCTGGCTGGCCGTGAGCGGCATGATCGTCGCCTTGTTCGTCAGCTTGATCCGAGTCGCGCTCTCGTCCTTGACCAGGTAGCTCGGGGCGTTGGAGTGCTCCCAGGCGTCCCTGATGGTGTTGTGGATGTTGATCGACTGGTTCAGCGAGCCACCCACGATGTTCACGTCCGAGCCCAGGACCGCAGCCTTGGTCAGGCCCAGGATGGACAGCAGCCGGGACTTCCCGGACAGGCCACGGGAGCCGTGGATCAGGATCTGCGGCTCTCGGTTGAAGTAGGCGGTGGCGAAGGCGTCGAACGGAGCGTCATGGTCGGAGCAGGTCTTGTGGCGCGGGATGGTGATCCCCCACAGGACCTTGACCAGCTCGTAGAGCTCGTTGTCACTTCGCGGGCCGCGGCCCAGGACGATGCTCAACGATCAGCTCCTTCAGGCCGTAGCTGGGACACTGCTTGAAGACCCGGATCCGCCAGGCTCCGGCCGGGGTCTCCACCGTGTAGTACCAGGGCACGTTATCGGTATCGGTGGCCGTGAGCAGGACCTCGAACCGCCCCTGGTCGTCCAGCTCGCACCAGGGAGCCAGAGTGGCCCAGGGAACACCGCCATCGATGACCCAGAGCCGCTCTGGCGTGAACCGGACCAGGCCCTGGACCGGAGTCTTCCCCCTGATGAAGGAGCCGTAGACGGTGATCGAGACGGGCATGGCTAGGGCCCGGTAGGAGGGGCGAAGGTATCGCCGTCCACCGGCGGGGGCGGATCGGCCGGCGGGAGCTTGTTGGTCGGGGTCACGAACATCCGGGCTGCGATGGCCAGCACGACCGCGACCGCGGCCATGATCGAGCCGGTCTGCTCGTTGGACAGATCGACGCCGAAGGCGAGGAACAGCCCCAGGATCGCTTGCACCAGGCTCTGGATCAGAACCGGTTCGTTCTTGACGATCTCCATGGGGTCCTCCCTCAGGCGAAGATCACTTTCCTGGCTCCGGGGTTCGCAGCCAGTACTGCTCGGCCGATCGCACCACGTCCGCACAGGTACTTCGCGCGCGCAGTCACCTCGGCCGGTCCTTGGTTGATCTCGTAGTGCATGGAGTCCACCGTGGTCCGGAAGTCCCCACCCCAGCGCAGGCAGCCCTGGTAGAGCAGGAGCCGGCGGTGGATCCCGGTGATCTCCAGCGCCGAGAAGCTCCCCGACGCCGGGTGGCCCTGGGGGTGGGAGTCGGAGTTGAGATCCATCGCGGTCCCCGAGGCGTGGTTCGACCACAGGTCCGAGCCGGAGATCCGGCGCGGGGACCAGCCCCAGTCATCCACGCTGCGGTCGATCGCCTCGATGTTGCGGTTGAACCAGACCGCCATGTGGGTCAGCAGGAAGCCTGCCGAGCCGTCTCGCAGGGGCAGCTTCCGGTTGCAGTCGGGGACGTTCCAGTCCCGCAGCCGCGGGAAGGGTCCGTCGAAGGACCCGTCCAGGACCGACCAGCCGTTCTGCGAGGTCGCCATCTCAACGCTTCCACTTGGGCACGAAGTCGATCGAGGGCTGCGGGTTGCGCACGATCGCGCACGACCAGCCGCCGACCGCGATCGAGTGCAGCTCGAAGTGCAGGTGCGGCCCGGTCACGTTGCCCTCGGTACCGACCTCGCCGATCTTGCGGCCGGCTCGGATCCGGGCCCCGTTCGGCACGGTCCGGGTACGCATGTGCGCGTAGAAGTCCCGGGTGCCGTCGCCGTGCAGGATCTCCAGCTGGTGGAAGCCGAAGGCGGAGCCGTGGTTGGCATAGACCACCCGGCCGCCACGAGCGGCGTAGACCGAGGTGCCCACCGGCGCGGGGAAGTCCACCCCGGTGTGGATGCCGTTGCCGGAGGAGTCGCGGCGGCACGACCACCACGGGCCACGTCGGCCGTACGGCGTGCCGATGGCCGCCTTGACCGGCCTCATGGGTTCAGCCTGCCCTCGGTGCCGTCGTTGCCGCCTACGCCGGGGTCGTCGGAGGTGTCCGGGTGGATCTTCTCGTCCGGGTCGAAGTCGGCGTCCACGCCCTCTTCCTCGGGCTCGTCCGCTTCCAGGTCTTCCTCGCTCGCGTAGGGTCCCTCCACCTCCGGGCCATCGACGGACTCACTCACGAACATCCTCCTGATTGCCTTCATGCCGCATCGCCTCCGGCTCGGTCTCGTTGTTCTCGACCTGCTCGGCGTTGCGGTTGTCGGCAGGGTTGGACCAGCTGGCGCTGCGTGGGAACTCGGTGCCCTCGTCGTCGGGGTAGAGGAACTCCTCCTTGCCCGCGGCGTAGGCGGCTGCCCGCTCGGCGTCCACCTCGGCCTCGGGGTACTGGATCTGCCCCTCGATCCCGGGGTTGTCGTACTCCTCGGTCTCAGTGGTCTCGGTGGTCTCGGTCTCACTCATGGTGCTTCCTCCTAGAGTTTCTCTTCCCACACGATGTGGACCTCACCACACCGAAGTGCCTGGCTCGTACCCACGATCCGGGAGTAGTCCGCGGGGAAGGCCGAGCTGCCGGCGGCCCTGGCCGGATCCTTCCAGAACAGGCCCATCCCCTTGATGGCCGTGTTCAGGTTGTTGTTGAAGGAGTCTGGCAGGGCGAACCACTTGGTCTCTCCCTTGGTCAGCTGGCCGAGCTTGGTGACCTCGTTGGCAGTCAGCCCACCGGGATCCGTCGGGTTCGGCAGGCTGGCCTGGCTGACGTAGGGGTGCCAGAACAGGTAGATGTTGGCGTTGGCCGAGCCGTTGTCCTCGTCCGCGCCCTCCCGGGTGATCCGGATCTGGGCGTTGCGGATGGTCGGGGCACCCTGCTTGCCGATGGAGTCGGTGAACTGGTTGCCATGGAACCAGACCCCGATGCAGCGCGGGCTCTGTTGGGCGATCAGGTCGCCGCCGTGGAAGCCGTCGCTGCGCCAGGTCCCGGAGCTGTTCGGCTGGAACCGGGCCTCCTTGACGATGATGTTGTCGGTCTTCACCGAGTCCTTGGGGATCTTGATCGAGGCCGGCGTGCTCGAGCTCCAGTTGCCGTTCTCGTCCAAGGACCAGCCGGTGAAGAAGTACTCCTTGTCCCCGGTGACGGTGAAGCCTGAGGTCACGTTGGGCGGCCACTGCTTGTAGGTGTAGTTCGAGGTGTCGTTGTGGTTGCCGTAGGAGTTGTAGCGCCACTCGCTCCACGGCTCGCCGGGCCAGTCGTGGTCCGGGGTGGAGGTGTAGGTGCCGCCGAACTGGGTGGACGGCGGGTTGCCGGCGTAGTTGGTCAGCACCCGGGTCAGCCGGGCGTCGGAGTCGTTGGAGCTGCCGGGCAGCCGGGTGCCGACCCGGATGTAGCGGGTCTGCAGCACCTGCTCGCCCTTCACGGTGTCGAAGTCCTCGACCACGCTCAGGGTGATCTCCGGCGGGTTGGGCGGGGTCACGTCGAACTCGTAGGCCTGCACCCAGGCTCCCGACCGCTTGACGTAGGCGGCGTTCGAGGCCACGAAGACCCCGTTCCGCTTCAGGTACGGGCGCTGGGCCAGCACCCAGACCCCATCGACCTTCTGGTAGAGGGCCACGTCACACCTTGAAGAACACGTCGCCGTTGGCGTAGGTCGGGTCGGCGTTGGTCGGCACGGTGGGCCCGGAGCCGATCTTCTGCCCGGTGCTGGGCACGAACTCCACCCAGGCCGCCCCGTCGTAGTACCAGAGCTTGTTGAAGTCCTTGGTGAAGGCGAACAGCCCCTCCTCGAGCAGGCCGGCGACCGCGGTGTCCCGGGCGGCCGGCGTGGCGAAGACCGAGATCACCCGCTTCTCCACGCCTCGGGCGAGCTGGGACAGGTCGTCCACGACATCCGGGTCGTCCCCACCTACCGGGATCCGGAAGCCTGCGATCGGGGTATTGGTCGGCATGGCTACCTCCTAGTCGAATCGTCTCATCAGTGTCACTCCGGTGCGGGCACTAGTGGTGTTCGGAGAGGAAGACGAAGATCCCGACCAGGACACCGAGCGTGGAGATCACCGCCACCAGGATCAGCCAGGACTGCTGGTAGCCGGCTCCCTTGCCCTCGGCCTTGTTCAGCCGATCCTTCAGCTCGTTGATCTGCTCGTCGGTACGCGCGTGTAGGGCGTTGTTCTCGGCCCTGGTCACGAACTCGGCGTGCTCCTCCCCCAGCTTGTTCACCTGGTCCTGCAGGCGCTGGTGGGCGGAGTCGTACTCGACTCGGGGGATGAACCCGGCAGTCTGGTCGTTGAGCTGGGACCGGAACTCGTTGACCGCCTCGAACCGCTTCTCATTGGCCTGCTCGGCCTTGCCGATCGCCTTCTCCGAGGCGTCCATGGCCGCGGCCAGAGTGCGCTGGGTGGACTTGATCAGGGCCTCCAGGTAGATCCGGAGGGTGACCAGAGTCCACTCACCGCTTTGTGCCATCCAGTTCGGCTCATGATCCTTGGCCATCGCTGGGTCGGTCACGTCTGCTCGGCGGTGCGGATCACCTGGACCGCCGCGAGGATCATCTCGTCGTTGATCACACCGGGCCGGACTCCGGTGTCCGGGTTCACCTCGTCGGTGGCGGTGTCCAGGGCGTACTGCCAGGCCTGGTCCCACCCCGGCTGTGCGGCGTAGTCCCAGGCGTGCCGCTGCGCCCACTCCACCGGTGCCGACTGACCCTCGGCGGCGGCAGCTGCGGCCACCCGGTTCATCAGGCTGGGCGAGCTGGCGATCTGGACGATGGCGTTGTAGGCCATGAGGGTCTCCTGTTCAGGTACGGATGATGAAGTTGAGCGCCAGGTTGGGGAAGGCGAGGGTCGGGTCGGTCTGGAACAGCTGGTGAGCCGAGGCTGTCGCACCGCCGTGGGCGTGGGAGGTGCCTGCTCCGGTGTCACCGCCGTGGGCGTGGCCATCGGCCGAGGAGAACTTCGCCAGGTTGGTCACAGCCGTGCCGGACCCGGCGGTGGAGGCTGTGCCCATCGCCTGGCCGGTGATGCCGTGGGTGTGACCCGAGCCAGTGGTGGAGATGACGTGGCTGTGGTACGGGCTGCGCTGGGTCACATCGGTCACCGCATCGCTGCTGCCAGCTCCGCGATCTGGCGAGGCCCCGACCGGGAACCGGCGCAGCAGGTCGGGCAGAGCGAACGTAGTGCCCACCGGGGAGTTCGTGCCGAGCCCGTACGTCGTACCGATGACAGCGAACAGAGCAGGGTAGGCGGTGCGTACGAGGGACGAGCCATCACATAGCAGCCAACCAGGAGGGTTGGTGGGAGTGGTCGCTCCGGCATACATGCGAATCTCGCCAGTGATGCCGACCATGCCGTGCCCCTGGGCGTCCACCATCACGTTGCCCGCACCGTCGAGGACCTGGGCCGGGTTGCCGCCGGGGAAGGAGTTGGTCGTCGGTGGGTTGGCCCCGGTGGGGTCGGCGGTGATGGTGGTGTACATCGCAGAGCTGGGCGAGCCGAACCCGCCGACCAGGTGCAGGTTGCTCACGGTCGGGACCGTGGTCCCTGCGGTGCGCGCCCAGTAGACGCGCCACTGGTCCGGGTCGTCGGTGTTGGCCGGCGAGGTGTTCGTGGCCGGCACGGTGATCGCCAGCCCAGCACGCCGGGCAGCATTCCGGTTGGCCAAGGTGCCGATCGGGGTCTCGTGGGTGCCGCCGGTGGAGTTTGAGTCGTAGGCCGACATCCCAGCCCAGGTGGTCATCGGCTCGGTCGCCCAGGTCCACCCGGTGTACCTGGTCATCTTGCCGCTGGCATCCACCGACCAGAAGTAGGAACCGTCGTAGTGCCAGGCCTTCGCGATCGTGGGTGCGTCCCACTCCGCGTAGTTGGCCGCGCCGCTGAACCGGGTACTGGTCGTCCACACGTTGAACCGCGCGTAGCCATCGGTGCTGGTGACGTACCGAGCACCACCGAAGTCGGCAGCACCGAAGTAGCAGCCGGTGATCTTGCCCGTCTTCTGCAGCCCGACCGGGCTGGTCACGAACCCGTCATCCACACAATTCTGGTAGTTGCCGCCGACGTAGGGGACGGTGTGGAACCGGCGCACCTGCACAGTGTTGTTGGCGGCGGTGCTCATCTGGCACAACATGAACTGACCCGCAGCCTCGTCGTAGGCCAGGAACGGGTCAGCGGTACTGCCGGAGATCAGCCAGCCGTTCGGGATGATGCCGTACCGTCCACCACCCTCGATGGTGGACCAGACGTACCAGGTGCTGCCGTACTGGAACAGCCACCCGGATCGGCAGCCAGTGGTCTTCAGGTTCGCCCCAGCCCAGTCCTCGAACCACGGCGTGCCTGGTGAGCCTGGCTTGTTGGTGTAGATCGAGCCGTTGGGGTTGAACCGCCACAGTCGGAACCCGTTGGACCTCTGCTGCCAGATCTGCCAGGACGAGAAGGACGAGTCCCAGATCATCGAGGTGATCTGCGAAGGGTCCAGGGCAAAGCTGCCCATCGCAGTGCCGCCGTCGAGCTTGGTGGTGGTGTCCAGCTGAGCGGTGATGTAGTACGAGGCCAGCGTGGGCGGAGCCGAGGGCGAGGTGATCCCGGCTCCGAGCTGCAGGGTAGAAGAGGCGGCCAGCTCGTTGTTCTTGCCGTAGACGGTCAGGTTGTCCTCCACGTCCGCCGACAGCATGGACAGGTGGGCGTTGTGGATGAACGCATCGTCATTGGGATCGAGCGGGAAGTTGACGAGCGGGGTCACACCGTCAGGTGCGTAGGTGGTCAACCCATCCGGTCCCAAGTCCACCCGGGCCCCGACCAGCTTTCCGTTGGAGTCCAGACCTCCGGTGGAGATTGTGGAGCCCAGCACCACAGTGGAGTCGAACAGGTCACCGGTGATGGTGCCGCCATGGATCCGGTCCCCGGTGATCGAGTCGGCCACGATGTCTGGACCGGTGACCTGGACCATCGCCCCCGAGGCCTCCGAGCTGGTCGGCCCGGTGCCGTCTGCGTCACGGGCGATCACCTTGACGTAGTAGGGCTGGCCGTAGTTCAGCGCAGTGCTGGCCGGTGCCCCGGTGACCTGGACCACCGCCGTAGCCAGCTCGCGCAGGGTGTAGCTGGTGGCCATCGTGGAGACCGCCAGCGTGGTCGAGCTCGGGGTGAACCCGGTGGTCGGGGAGACATGCAGGTCGTAGGTCACCGGGTCCGGGTTGCTGATCGGGGTCCAGCGGATGAACAGCGCGCCGATGCCACCGAGCACGGTTAGGTTGGTGACCGCGGCGGTGGGAGCCAGCCCGTTGGTAGCCGAGCCCGGTGTGCCCTGGGGACCGGTGGGACCAGTGGGGCCAGTAGGTCCAGTGGGTCCTGTAGCTCCGGTCGCGCCCGCGTAGGAGACCGACCAGGAGAAGATCTTGGTGAAGGTCTTGCCGTCTGCGGTGATGTTGACGCTCAGGGTGCCGTTGGCGGTGACCAGGGCAGTAGTGACGGTGACGGTGAACCCAGTGGTCAGGGTGCCGTTGTTGGTGATCGCTGTGGACAAGCCTGTAGGGCCGGCCGAGATCGAGTTGATGGTGGACACGATCTGGGTCGCGCCCTTGTAGGCGATCACCTTACTGGTGGTGGACCCGGCCAGGGCTGCGGTCTGCGAGCCCGGGAAGACCTGTGCCTCGTTGTCCAGCAGCACCGTGTAGGCATCAGCCCCGGCAGATCCTGGCGAACCAGTAGAGCCGGTCGCGCCGTTGGCCCCGCTGGCTGCGACCGCGTACGCCGTGGTGGAGGAGGCGTCGGTCATCGTGGTGACCGTGCGGGTCCACAGGAACTGCCCGGCCGGAGCGACCTGGGGAGACGAGACCCAGGCACCGGTGGGTGCCGTGGTGCCGCTGCTGCCCACCTGGTAGGTGACCGCAGTCCCCGAGATGCCCACTCCCGGAGCTCCAGTAGAGCCGGTCGAGCCGGCCGCGCCAGAGGCGGCCACCGCGTACGCCGTGGAGGTGGTGGAGTCGGAGTAGGTGGTGATGGTCCTGGTCCACAGGAACTGCCCCGCGGGCGCGACCGAGGGACTGGCCGTCCAGGTGCCGGTCGGAGCGGTGGTGCCACTGGAGCCGACCTGGTAGGTCACCGTGGTCCCGGTGATCCCCACACCAGGAGTGCCTGGAGCCCCAGCGCTGCCAGTGCTGCCAGTAGGGCCAGTGCTGCCGGTCGCACCATCCCAGACCTTGTTCACCGTGAGGATGTCGGAGATGGAGCCGTTGCCCATCCGCACCACGATCGACTTGGCCGTCATGGTGCCACCGGTGATGGTGACCACGTTCCCGGTCCTGCTCACCCCCGCCGGCGCAGCCCCGAAGGTCGTTCCACCGTCAGTGCTGTAGTCCCAGGTCGTGATCGTGGTGTTCACCGGGACACCGGTCACCGTGGCTGTGGTCGGGTTGGTAGCTCCTGCCGCGCCTCCTGCAGGGCCGACCAGCATCTGGGTGGTGGAGGTCAACGTGATCGTGGCCGCCGGCGTCCCAGCAGGGCCCTGGGGCCCCTGGATCAGCGACCACTCGTAGTCGCTTGCCAGCGTGGACTCGGTGGCGGAGGACTTGTTGTAGGCCAGGCCGATATAGGTCTTGCCCACCGAGGAGTCGCTCAGCCCGGTGCCGGTGATCGTGTCCGCGTACTTGATCCAGGTGTAGGTCGGCTGCCCGTTGGCACCTGCTGGTCCTTGCACGCCCTGGGTGCCCTGGGTCAACGACCACTCGTAGTCGCTGTAGATGACCGACTCGGTGGCACTGGTCTTGTTGTAGGCGATGCCCATGTACGCCTTGCCGGTGGGACTGTCGCTGATCCCGGTGGTCGGGGTGTCGGCGTACTTGACCCAGGTGTAGAGCTGCTGGCCGTTCGGCCCGGCTGGACCCTGCACCCCCTGACTGCCCTGCGGACCCTGCGGTCCCTGGATCAGGCTCCACTCGTAGTCGGTCGGGTTGGTCGATTCGGTGGCCGTGAGCTTGTTGTAGGCGATGCCGATGTAGGGGTTGGTCCCGGGCACATCGGACAGCCCTGCTCCCGCAGCGCTGGTGCCGTACTTGATCCAGGTGTAGGTCGGAGCACCGTTCGGGCCGACCGGGCCCTGGACGCCGGTGTTGCCCTGCGGGCCCAGGATCAGCGACCAGTCGTAGTCGGTGTAGAGGTTCGACTCCGTGGCCGAGGTCTTGTTGTAGGCCAGGCCCATGTACGCCTTGCCCGCGGGGGTGTCGCTCATGCCCGTGGTCGGAGTATCGGCGTACTTCAGCCAGGTGTAGAGCGGCTGACCGTTGGCTCCCGATGGACCCTGGATGCCCTGGCTGCCCTGAGGGCCCTGAGGTCCCTGTGGACCCTGGATCAGGCTCCACTCGTACAGCGCAGGGTTGGTGGACTCCACCGAGGTCGGCTTGTTGTAGGCGATGCCCATGTAGGTCATGCCGGTGGGCGAGTCGTTGATCCCAGCCCCGGTCACCGACGTGCCGTACTTGATCCAGGTGTAGGTGGGCTGGCCGTCGGCACCGGGCGGTCCGGGCACGCCGGGGTCTCCGACCGGACCCGTGTTGCCCTGGATCAGCGACCACTGGTAGTCGGCGTACAGGCTCGACTCGTTCAGGTCGGTCTTGTTGTAGGCCAGGCCGAGGTAGGCCTTGCCGGTGGGAGAGTCGCTCATCCCCGTGGTGGGCGTGTCGGCGTACTTCACCCAGGTGAAGGTGGGCTGGCCGTTGGACCCCGGGGGACCGGGCACTCCCTGGCCACCCGCAGGACCGGTGGCTCCGGTGTTGCCGGTCAGCAGCGCGGGGCTCGAGGTGGTCGAGGTGTTGTCGCCCCTGGTGGTCACGGTCCGGAACCAGACGAAGGTGCCCGGTGCTCTGGTGGGGGTGGTGGTGGACCAGCCGGTGGTGGGGGCGACGGTCTCCGAGGAGTTCACCGCGTACTCGGTCACCGCGGTCTTGATCGCGGCGTCCGCGGTGGACTGGGCCGCGTCGATCCCGGTGTCCTTGACCCCGATCCAGTGCGTGCCTGGAGCGGCGCTGGAGTAGTAGTACTGGTGGTTGCCCGGGGTCTCGTACCAGAAGTCGTTGTTCTTCGGCGGCGGGACATCGGCCGGGCCCGGCGGGGTGTCCTGGTGGTAGATCTGGGTGGTCGGGGTGATCGGGGGTGCGGCGGCCGAGACGATCTCCCACTCCCCGGCCGCGATCTGGTCCGCGCCCACGCTGTGCGCGACGTACAGCCGGTTGTTGTCGGAGGAGTCGAACCAGACATCGCCGATGTGCTGGGCCAGCGGTGGGACCGGCCCGACGAAGGTGAGCTGGCCGACCTCGCCGCCGGAGATGTCCTCCCAGGCGTTGCCGTTGAAGATCTGGAGGATCTGGTCCTCGTTGCGGTAGATCAGCATCCCCGGCCAGGCGGCCTCGGGGATCTCGACCCCGGAGAACATCTGGACGTAGGTGGACTCCACCGCGGT